TAGCACCAGTAACTGAAGTAAATGTGGGATCATCAGCATCAAACACACCGCTAACAATAAGTTTATTAGTTAAGTTAGCTTCGGCAACAATAGCAGCATTAGGAATGTCTGCTCTATCTTCGTGTGCTGAACTAAACGTATAAACATCAGTGTCAACTAGTGCAAGTGTAACTGTGTTAGAGGACAAATTCAAATTACCAGCAAGGAAATCCTCTTTTGCTTTTGGATAAAGCTGGTTAGCCATACTATATTTCCTCTTCTGTCAATTAAGCTTGAGTATTACCAGTACCGGTACTACCACCAACTACCTGCCAGTAATCATACTGGAAAGTAACTGAAAACTCTTCTACACCTTCTGTATCCCAATTAAGATCAATTGCTTGAACATCTGAGCACCAAAGACCTACAAACTCAACTACTCTTAGTACCGCACCATCTTTACCGAACTGAGTTACAGTAGCAGTAGATTTATAATCAGCAGGACCAGGACCAGCAGAGCGAATATTACCTCTGTGGTTATTAATCGCTGCTGACCATTCTTGCATTGCGTTATAGATTAAGAAATCTTCATCATTGATGACGGTAGGTGACCATTCTGCAAACGTTCTATTACCAGCAATCTTGATCTGACGACCAAAATATGGCATGTTAATAGTCCCGACTGTGGAAGCCGGGAGCTGCGCTGAACGCACCATGAATGGTGTTTTAATATTACCAGCAGCATTAATTGGGTTAAAGATCTGCACCTCAAAGAGGGAAGGTCTTGCACCGCCAAATGTTAGCTGGCTGCTGAAATCTGTGACTGAAAATGCCATAGCTTACGCTCCTTTGTTATTTTCTATTATTTATTAGAATTGGCCTACAACTTCTGAGAATTCTACACCAGTTCTAACTGCCACAAAGTTCAGCTGGATAAAGTTAATTGAGCGAGCTGGTTTGATGTAAATATCACCAATAAACTCGTTTCTATCAATTACTTCGCCAGTGTTGTTTGTATCATCACATACAACGCGGAAGTCGAAAATACCACGACGACCTTGTACGTCTCGTAAGAACGGCTCAACTAAGTTTTTGAACTGTGCTCTTGTAAACGCATCGTTAAATTCGAACAATGTGAAGTTAGCAGCAGTTGCAATTGCTTTCTCAAGTACAATGAATAGACGGCGTACGTTAATACGATCGAATGCGCTAGGCTTAGCAAGCAATGTCTTATCACCGTATAGAACAGTACCACGACCTGGGAAGGTTACAACTGGATTAACACCGTTCTTATAGAGCGTATCTCTTTCTGCTTTCTTTGGATTCCATGCTAGCTTAATAACATTCTTCATGTTGCCGCGGTTGAAACCTGCAGGAGAGAACCATGGATCTCTGATAGAATCAGTTTGTACCATGAGACCAGCAGTGTCGCCGTTAGCAGGTACGTAGCGATATACATCGTTGTACTTGTCGTACTGATACTTCCAAGCACTATCCATAGTAGCGTAAGAGGTTGAAGGAAGTGAGTCACGATATGCAACAACATCTTCTGCTTCTTTACCTTCATATGTAGCATTGTTAACAACATTGCTACGTAGGGGTGACAAGCAGACTAACAAGTCTTTACGAACTGCAGCGATGTTATCAATTAAGTGAGTAACAACTGTCTGACCGTTACCAGATGCAAGAATGAATGAAAGATCAATATCTTCAGTAGACTTAAATCTGTTATAAGCAGTAATTAAGTTAGCAGCACTTGCAGCTGTACCATCAACACCGTTAACTAATGAATCAGTTAATGGAGTTGTTGAACCAGTATATGTTGTACCACCAACTGCATCAGTACCAGCATTTGTACCGATATCTGTTGAAGCAGCCCACCACAAGTAGCGTGATTGGTTATTAATTACTGTTTTATAATAGTTAGCACCGCCGGTTTCTGTTCTAGCATCAGATGCCATAGAGATGTTCTGGAATGTTTCTAGAACTTGACCTTTAGTACCGGTCCATAGACCATCTTCATCTACAACTACAATGTGCATTTCATCTGTAGTAGCACCGTTTTGAGTTGCCCATGCAGATGTTGTAGGAGCTCTATCAACATTGTTGTAGTATTCCCACTTACGTACTAGACCGGTGTTAGCTGATACAGCGTCACCAGTGTAACGTGATTCTAGGGTGAATGAAGTACCGTTAGCAGCTACTGCAGAAACTCTCTTATATTGCTTTGTACCACTAACTTGTCCAAGCTCAAGAATATCACCGACAACAATTTGTGATGACTGATCAACTGATGTAGTTACTGTGGTTGAGTTTGCAGATACTGAGAAAGTACCAGAAACGTTAGAGCTAAACGCGGCTGATGATGCACAAACAGATACTTTTAATGAGTTACCTAGTGCGCCTGGATATTTTGCAACCCAGCGACCTACGCTTGAAATACCAGAGCTATGATTTTCTTCGTAGTCATCATCGTTGTCAACACGAGTAATCGCAGAGTTAGCTGCGTTACAATGTGCATTTGACATTGTGTCGTTTTCTGCACGAACAACATACAATGCATTACCGTATGCTAGGAAGTTAGCACCAGTAAAGAAATCAGTTGCCGTATTGTTATCAGGTTTGCCGTACTGTTGTACGAGCGCGTCTTCTGTTGAGATTAGGGTTTCCTTGTTTACAGGTCCCCAACGGAAATGACCTGCTAGGCCTGCCTCTGTAGTAGAAACGGCAGGGATAACGGTAGTCAGATCAATCTCACTAACATTTACGCCTGGTGATACTTGAAATGGCATGTTATATCTCCTTTGTGAGGTTTTGAATATTCTCTTTTATTTATAATTACCTTGATTTCACACGTCCGTCGATTGAGGCAGAGCCCAATGATATCTGTCTTCATCGATATTTATAATTCCGTCTTCTTCTTGTCCGTCGTCAAGAAATCCGAACGGAAGAATATCTTCCTCAATCATCCTTTGGTTTTCTTCATATAACCGCTTTCTCAAGTCATCATCTGTTAAGTCTTTAAAATAGTCTTGTCTAACTAGCCAGGCAAACAATACTGAACACATTACCAAGTCGTCATGCATACCTTCTTCTGCTTCGTAACTTTCTTTTCTTTTAACAAAGTTAGATAACTCAAAGATATAATCATAATCTTCTACAATGAGCTTATCCTGCTCAATCATATCTTTTAATGTTGCACAACCAAGCCTTTTAACTGCTTTCGTTGTGCGTACACCAAGATGTTGCTTACCAGCAAAACCAGCACTTAACTGCTGCGCACCTTGTCTATGAGCTGTGTATAGTATATTTTCATATTCTAAATCTTGTTGAATAATATTAGCTACTTGTTCACCGATATCATTAATTTCAACAAGAACAAATGCATTATTATATTTTCTTGCTGTATCAAATACAACATTAGGATATATTAGCGGAGATATATCCTTACTTCTATATTTACCAACTGCTCTATATGGATACTCAGTAATATCAAATACAATATAAGCTGAATAGTCTAGACCTACGCCTCTTGATGTATCAACCACAATAACGTAGTTTCTATCTGGGTTTGGTTCATCATAACAGTCAAATCCGTTCTTAGTATATAGAGGCTTACGGAATACGAGACGTTTTAATACAGTAGGGTGAATAAGGGTATTAGTACTACCTAAGAACTCTGTTTCAAACTCTTGTCTGAATTGTTCTTCTGATGTAGCACGAATAGTTTCTTCACGCCATTTTTCATCTCTACCTGGTACATCTGACCAATGGATTTCAACACGTTCATAATCATTACGTCCTTCTTCACTATCTACCCATAACTTGTAGAACATGTTCATACCGTTAGGAGTAGATGTAATAAGAACTTTAGAAGACTTACCAGAAGAAATTGTAGGGAATACTGATGTAAAGAAGTCTTCTTGCATGTTATTTGGTACGAACGCAAATTCGTCCAAATAGATTAAGTTCTGAGATGTACCACGAATAGCACTTGATGAGGTTGCTGAAGCGAGAATTTCAGAACCATTCTCTAATCGTATATTACCTTTGTTCCACTCTACAATACCTTGTTGCATCCATTTAGGTAGATGCTCATACATTAGCTGAATACGGCCAAGAATTTCACGAGCCTGTGCCATCTTGTTAGCAAGAATAGCGACAGAATACTGCTCGGTGAATAATACTTTCCAAGTAATATAAGCAGCAACTGTTGTCGTTTTACCTACCTGTCTAGGTAGTTTACAAATACTAAAGCGATTATCTTCGAAGGTCTTAACCATCTTTTCCTGGAAGTACCAGAGTTCAAACGGAATAAGACCTTCGTCGATACTTACAATCTGTAAATGTTTCTTAATAAAGTAGATCGGATCACGAGCACACTTCATATACTCCTTGACATTATCAAGGGTAAACTCTACCTCTACACCGGCAGCTTTAAGATTCTGATTACCTAAGTAAATTTCTGGCATAAAGTAGTTGCACTCTTCTCAATATCATATTATAATCACCGTGTAGGTGTAAAAGAGAAAACTAATAGTTACTCATCTAGTAAATGTTGTAGTTTCTCTGGTAAAGTAACGACACCTTCACGGATTAATTTACTTCTATTTGCTTTGTGTTTGATTTGAATCTCTTCTTTGGTTCCACCAAAGTAAGCAACACAGTGACCTTCTTCAATAAGGATATCTGTGACCATTCTACCATCTGGAGCAACGAAGTCTCCAAGAATACGTCCAAACTTGCCTTTAAGGTCTTCACCTGATTTATCAATCTGTGTTTTAAGAATAGCAGTTTTACCAAGCAGCTCTTTTAATCTTGCTTTAGCAGCTAATCCAAAAACTTTCTCTAATTCATTCCTTGTACGTAATTCAGGGGTATCAATACCCATGATACGTACTCTTTCATCTGTTAATACAATACCGAATCCAAGCTCAATATCTACATCAACAGTATCTCCGTCTACTACTCTGTTGATGCGGGCTCTATATTCATACATCTTTTGTGCCTTTAAGCATTTTCTGCAGCTCAGCTGTGTTACCGACAAATAATGCATTAGTTACATTATTTGGGCCTTTTCTTTGCTCTTCTTGTTTTAGGTCTTTCACTTTTTTCTGTACTTCTAACAAGTCTTTGTTAGCATCAGTTAATGTCTTAATCATTTGACCTACAATCTCAAATGCTCTTGGACTTTGACTTTGTTTTGCAAGCTCAACAAGTTCATCTAATGCGTCTGTACCTCTCTCAATTGCATTATATAGATTCTCGCGAGCATACTTATAATCACTTTCGATATCATGATCTCTATTATCACTCACCTTTGGCTTAATTACCTCAACTTCGTTTGATATTTGAGGTGTATCAGGTAAATTAAAAATTGTTTCCATATTTTTTTGAAATTCACTTTTATCAGCCATTGTTAAATCTCACTAATGTTTGATGAAATACCAAAATCATCATCTGGTTCAATTTGATCTAATGGTACCGAGATAGCATTATTTGTTGTAGGTTTACCATCTGTAGTTAATGCAGGCTGCTGAGACAACTGTTCTGCACCGGTTG